TTATTAGTAAAAAAATTAAAAGAATTAGACAAATAATTGATTAAAGATAGGCGACATTCTATAATAAATATATAACATAGTAAAAAAAACTAAGATGAACCCTCAAATAAAAATTTTACATAACATAGGAAATACGATAGAGATACCAAATGAATTGGAGTCTAAGGCTTCAACCTATATAAGTGATAATGTAGTATCGGGGGTAACTTCTATCCCTGTTGATAATACGACTGACTTTTCAGATACTTCAACATTATTATTACTATCATCAGTTGGTACAGAGAATGCTGAAATAGTTACATCAGATTCAAATACTACAAAGGCATTTACTACATTAGCTACTTTAATGTTACATAATAGGGGAGATAATGTTTCCGAAATCAGTTGGGACCAAATTGTATTATCGAAATGTTCTACTGTAGATGGTACTTACATTCCACTTGCTCCTCAGACTATTTTCGTTACACAACAAAAAACTACATTTTTTGATATAGCTGGAACAGGAACTGACTATTATAAAATACAGTGGAAAAACTCTATTACTGGTAATCTTTCTGATTTTTCTGAAGCTGTTAGTGTAGCTTCATATCCTACAAATTCAGTAGCTTCTATTATATATCCAGTGCTAAAAGCAATGGGGATATCAGAAGATGATAATAGAATTACAGTTCCTTTCTGTATATCAGCAGTAAATGATGCTAGGAAATTTACAGCAGCTAAATTATATGGTATTCGTCAAGCTTGGCAACAAAAATTCGAACATCCTATAAGAGTATTAGCTGGAAGAAATTATGTTGATTTACCAGAAGATATAGATTTTTCAGAAACAGATAGGTCTGTTCTAGCTGCTAGATTTATAGAAGGAGGTTTAACTTATATAGATAAAAAAGATTGGAATAGAATATCTTGTTCTACAGCTGGTAGTAAAAATTCAAGTTTAATTACAATAGGAGATAATACTATAACATTAGATAATGTAGGAGACTTCGCTGATAATGATTCAGGAGTAGCTTATATATCAACTTCTATCTACACAGAAGAAATAGAAGAAATAGAATATACGGGTGTAGATTTAATTACAAATCAACTTACTGGAGTAACTGGAATTACTAGAAATATTCCAGCTGGAACTATGGTTTGGTCGAAGCCTACAATTTCACAGCCTACCTATTATACTGTCTTTGACGAGAAATTGTATTTCGATAAAATAATTCCAAATTCAATGCAAGGTAGTAATGTTTACATTGATTACTACAAGAAGATTGATGAAATTGTAAATCTCTCTCAAGAATTAAAAGAACATTACAGAGAGATGTACAAATGGTATTTGCGTTATGCTATTAAATATCGTAAAGATACTTCACTTAGTAGCAAGGATACAGATTTAGTAAAGTTCGAGGGTTTAACCTTAGCTTTATTTAGTAATCTTTATTCTGGGCAAAATACTATTATTATAAATTAATATTAAAATATATGGCAAAACTTAATCCTTTAATCCCATTAGTGGATATTCAACAACAAGAACAACCTAGCAATACAAGTTCATACCAATTAATTACATTAGGAACTATTACAGGGGGAACACCATACACAGGAACAGATTATGCAAACTTATTTGCATTAGAATGTTTATTGCAAGACTTAGATGGTTCAGCTGTTTACCAAAATACTGGTACAGTAGCTTCTCCAGCTTGGACAGCAATAGGAACAGGTGCAGCAGGTTCAACAGGTCCTACAGGTTATACAGGTTATACAGGTCCAGTTGGTCCTACAGGAACTTTCAGTACAGCAGGTGGTGCAACAGGTCCAGTAGCTACAATTACTGTAGTTGATGGATTAATTACAAATGTAACTGTTTAGTTTTTCTTCTCCCTACTCATTTTTTTGCGGGAATGAGTGGGGAAATAGCAAAATTAAAAAAAGAATATGTCAATAATAAAAGATATAAAAATACCAGTACCTACAGAAGGAGTAATTCGTTCATCTCAGTTGAACGATTCTATATGCCCAGAAAACTCTGTTCAACTTGCTATCAATATGAACTTCGATAGAATTGGGTCAGTTGTAACTCGACCAGGGGCAGAAACATTTGCTACTACTTTAGGTGGTAAAGTTAATGCTTTCGGTACATTAAATATTTTAAATAGTACTAAAAGGTTATTTGCTCAAGTTGGGGGAGCTATTTATTCTTGGAATGGGACTTCTTGGACTTCAGTTAGGACAATAGTTTCTGGTGGTAAAGCTAGATTCAGTCAGTTTTTAAATAGAATTTGGATGGTTGACGGCTCTGGTGGTGATGTTCCAATGACTTCAGATGGAACTGCTTTCGACACTACAGATGTTCCAGCAACATTTCCAAGAGGTGATTATATACAAGCTGGATTTGATGGAAGAGTTTGGGTAGCTGATGCAGCTAAAGATATTCTTTACTACACAGATATAGTTCAATCAATAACTGGAACGAGTTATGTTACTCCTCTTACGTTTTCTTTAGATGAAAACTTTATAACTAAATTTTCTGTTCAAGATGGGGAATCTATTACAGGATTATTCAGGGTTCCAAGAGCTTTACTTCTTTTCAAACAAAATCATATTTATCGTATTTATAATACTGAAAATGTTGACCCATATCCTGCATACAATGTAGGAACATTCTCTCAAGAATCAATAGTTCAAGGAAAAGATGGAGTTTATTTCCACCATTCTTCTGGATTCTATAAATTTTCTTACGATTCACAACCTACAGAAATCTCTCGTAGAGTAAATGATTTCGTAAAAGCTATTCCTAGAACTATGTATGAGAATATAGTAGGAATATATGATGGAACTGATTCTATAAAATGGTCTGTTGGTCTTATTACTGTTGAAGGAGTTACTTATAAAAACTGCCAAATGAGATATTCATTATCTACTCAGGTTTGGACTATATATGATTTCGAAGATACAAGTATTACAGCTTTAATTAGATACGATAATGGAACTACTATTGAACAAATAGTAGGAACTTCTACAGGATTAGTTGGTAAATTAGATTCAGGAACTACTGATTTTGGTAAACCTATCTATTACGAAATAGTTGATAGATGGCGTTCTTTTACATCATTAGAAAATAATAAAAAAAGTATTGGTGGTCTAGTTGTTTTAACTAAGAATGGAGCTGGTTCTATGATTCAATATCAGACAGAAGAAGATAGTATGAATAAATGGAACAATTCAGGTTCTCTAGATTCAAAATATGCTTCTGAAATTCCTAACGAAGTAACAAGAGATTTTAATTTAATTAGATTTAGAATATCAGGAAATTCCACAGGGACTCCTATTATTTTAAATGGCATCGAAATTCTTTCATTAGATGGTGCTGATTCAGAATAAAAATATATGAAATTATCAGAATTATTTTTAAATAGATTCCTATACAGGAATAACGACCAAAACTCTGAAACAAAAGGGTCTGAATTTGTTTCTGCAGATTCTTCGGGTGAGGCAGTAACTCCCATCGCTTCTGGTGGTGCAGCTAATGATATAAATACAGGAGATACATATATTAATGGGTCAGCTATCGAACCTGGTACTTTTCCTACTGTTGTTCTAGATGTTGCAAATTGGGGATGGGGGCAAACTTGTAGTTTTTCTTCTACAGACTTGAATACTGTTTCTTGGGGAGCTGGTACATTTACTTCTGCTGATGGTACATCTTATGCAATAAGTGCAGGAAATACAGGTAATATGACAGAGAAAAAGTATATATATTTGTCATTACTAGATTCAGAAACTATATATCAAATAACAGGAACCCCTTCTGAAGCAGTAGGTATCGGTAAGGTATTAATTGCAGTTGCTGAAAACGGAGCAACTGATGCTACTTATATGTTATCAGAAGCTACTCAAATAGTAGGTGATAATATAATAGCAAATACAATTGATGCTTCAAAAATTACAACAGGACAATTAGTAGTTGGAACTAATGTTGGACTTGGAACTGCTGAAGATTCAGCTGGTGTTACTATTATTGTTGGTGATACGATTACTACTGGTTATGTAAATGCTTTAGGAATTACGGCTGATTATGTAGCATCTAATATTTCAATATATTCTCCAACAATCAGTGGTGGAAGTATTGCAATTGGTACTAGCAATGCTATTTTTAAAGCTAATTCAAATGGTATTTATTTAGGTAACGCTGTTTTCACTTCAGCCCCATTTAGAGTTAGTATGGCTGGAGCTGTAACCTGTTCAGATATAACTGTTACTGGTGGTACTGTTCCTTGGTCTACTGTTTCTGGTACTTCAAATGCACCAGCAAGTAATGCAACAGTTGGAGCTACAA